TTTGCTTCAAAATATTCTTTTCTATCGTGTGTCTCGTCGTATTTTTTCTTACATTCTTTATCTAATGCTAATTTCTCTTCTGGACTGTTATAAGGACGAATTTTATTACAGCATTCTATTTTATCAAACCATTCACGCTCTTTCATTATCAATTGTTCCCTGTTTTCACAAGGATACTCTTCTAAAAGAATTATTCTACAATTTTCTACACCGAATCTGTCAAATAATTCGTAAGAAGAAATGTTTTTTCTTTTTATCTTATATTCCTGTCTGTGTTTAGCCAACCTACGAGAAAGAGTTTCACACGTAGAACCAACATATGGTTTGTATTCTTCTTCTGTATTGACAACAATTTTGTAGATTTTTCCGTTTAGATAGTCTGGCATCTTATACTCTTTTATATGCTTTGTATTTAAGCTATTTTACGTTTATATATGCTTTTCTACTTTAAGAGGGCTGACAACTTTGACTTACCAACTTGCTTACCGCCGTGAGCGTGATGAGCGTGATGACGCTTGTGTTGTTTAGCAAACTTGTGTATTGTTGCCATTCCCTTAGATGCTCCACCAATAGTTCTTTTGTATAGCTCTTCATCAACAACATTTTCGGAATGTTTGGATTTGGCATCAAGAACAGCCTCACGATTGAGGACAGCAGTGAAGTATTGTGACGATCCTAATTGGGTTACGCAAAAGCCCTCATTCACAACCATTAGAATACCTTCTGGTTGAATTTGAAATGGGAATTGGTTGAAAACATTGTTTATCTGGATTTGGAGATTGAATTGACCAATACTACCGTTAGAAAGCATACTATCAAGCGACAAATCTCTTGCTACATCAAGGACAATCATACTTCCAAGAGTTGGGACAATGACAGAAACACCAGATTGTATAGCATTTGCCTGTCCTCCAAAAGAGTAAAAAGACTGGTTAGAACCTGATTGTTTTGCAAGATTATACAGATTCTGCGTAGAAGCAGAAGCCAAGAGACCCGAAGCGTTGTTAAGAGTGATAGAAATTCCACCTTTAATGGCAAGGAAACTATCAGTGTAAGACCAGTTCTGTTGAGACATTGGAACACGGAGACCAAAAACAATACGACTTGGTATTTGATTTAACTGAATATTTTGAAATGAAACCGAATAACCGCCAGTTCTTGCAGCCATTAGAGGAGAGTTAGATGTAGGACTGATATATCTATCGTAAGATGTGTAGTTAGTTACACTTCTAGTAGATACTTGGGAGTATTGGATGTCACTCAGAGTCAAGAAATTAAACAATAGACGAGAATTGGTAAAACCAAGACCATTAGATGATGGAATACCGAGAGTAATGCTTTGAATGTAAGAAGACCAGCCACTACCACCAGCGGTAATATTTCCAGTAGCCCAGACTTTGGCACAAGCACTATCCACATTTAGAGTCATTGATATTGCGTTGAGACCAATCAAACCTGCACGGTTAAAATCTGAGTTGATAAATGGACTTAGAGCCAAAAATGGTTCAGTCAATTGTTTGAATGTAATGTAAATTACCCAAGTATCAGTAGTAGCAGTTGAGATAAGGGAATTGTCAGTAAGGACACCTGCAATATAGTGATTTACAGTGATAGTAGCGGGGTAAGAACCGTTAGGTATTTTAGCATTATCTTGCGAAGCATCATTGTAATTTCCTAGTGGAGACGAGTTAGAAAGAACTGCATCAGCGTATGACCCCCAGAACTCATTTACGTAGTCAGGACTGGTTGAATTCATCTTGTCTAGATTTTTCTTGTCTTCAAGAAGTTTGATGAAAGGTAAAACATCCTTATAATTCGTAGAACTGGTTGCATTATTTAGAGTAAGAGATGCAGTGGTAAATAGACTTTGAAGAGGATAAGAATTCAATGAATCGGTAAGACCATATGTGAATGCTGGCTTAGTAGCAGGGACATTGGCACAAGTAATTGTAAGATTTAGATCAGATTGCAAAAGAACTCTTGCATCAGAGCAAATAGATTCAGAAGGGATTTGGATATTTGCTGTCAAAGAACTATTTGATGCACTGTTAAAAGGGAATTGCTGGAAAGTGTTGTTTCTTGCTCCATCATATACTCCAAAAGCTAGTTTGTCAGTGAGGTCTGCAACACGACTGTCTGTGATTCTAATCGTTTCAATTTCGTGGCTCATATATTATTAAATTAGAATATTTTTTTTGGAAAATGTTTTATTTTATTGATTTCAACATTGAAAACTTATCTTTCTTGAAAAACCCTAATTTCATTGAAACAGATGATCCACTATTCAAATACAGAGGGAATAGTAACCCAGATTTTCCTCTATACCAGAACTTAAAATCAATATTATACAATGGTGTATCGCTTAGCATATCAAAAAATTGATATTGTGCCGTAGGGCTATAATTAATCGTCTTAGTATAAATAGCATCGGGAACACTATATTCTAGAAGAATTGGTTGAGTAAGAGAATTATTATCTGGAATATTGAGAATCTGGTTGTTTGCAAATATTTGAGGAGTTGCTATAATAACACGATTGACTGGTAAAAAATCACTGGTTACAGTTATACAAGATGCTGGTGACCAGAACTGAATACTTGGTAATTCTTGTGTAATTGTTCTTATACCACTCGTAGTATTCAAAACGCCTATATAATTATTGATAATCATTAATTCTTGCGTAAAAGGCGGTAATATTGTAGATGATGAAGGTAAAAATGAATAGAGATGTAATAGTGGCGGATTCATATAGACACTGACTGCTGTTCCTAGACTTGTATTGTAGAGTGTATTCGTTACAGACATACTAAATAATCTGGTTGCAGAATCATATGATATGACAGGGGACGAATTCACAGGGAGTGATGGTTGCGCTCCCCTTAATGAAGAATAAGCACTTGCAAAAGCATCATTTACTAGACTTGTGAAATATTCGTAAGAATACAAATTGTAATATCCTCCACCGTAATACGCTTGTCCGTCTGGGTAAGAATTAGGGGCATTCGGCACTTCTGCTAGGAGATTTTGTGGAGAGTAAATGATCGGCTGGGTTACTTCGCTGCCATTATATGCTAATGTTACTGAATATATAGTGAGATTAAGATTTGGCTGATTTTCTTGAATTTCTGCTACAAATACTGGTATAGAAGTATTGTCTAATGAAAAATTGACAATTGCACCGTAATATTCACTAGGGTTAGTGAGATATGGTATGGTTCTTGACTGGTTATATTCTGCATACGGAATCTGTGATGTTGAGTAAAAATTAGATGATATTAAGTCAAAATACACGACATCTGCTTCTTCGTTCATATATATTGTTGAAATATTTTTTTTCTATTTAATTTGTTCTTTTCGCTCTTACATACTAGGTATATACCAAAATTAGAATACAAATAGGTTTCTAATATTGCTAAAAATAGAAAGTAAAAGGAATATCCAAGTATTACTTAATGTAAATATATATAGAAATACACTATTAGATATTGTATATTTACGATATACACACATATCTGACAAAGATAATTTACAAAGCATATATGGTCTCGTAAATATTCTAGAATATTTACGGATATGTATATATATAGTTAGATATTTTATATCCTGTTTGATAATTACAATGAGTAATATTAAGATATTTGCTTAAATATTTGATTTATTTTTTCTTTTTATACTTTAATGCCACTTTCAGCAGATCATTTTCCCGTTTTAGTCTATTGTTTGATTCGGTTAATAGTATTATTTGCTCTTGTAAATCTTGAATATAACTTGTGCTGTATTCCAAGAAATTGTTTATTTTACACTTCAATACAGAAATTTCCTCCATATTATAGGAGAGATTAATATTTTTTTATTAATGTCAAATGTTCTATCGGTATGAACACGTGGTCCAGAGGGTATGCATTTACTTCATCTCTTTTGAATGGTTGGCTAAAAAATGTGTCAAATAATTCTTTTTCGTATTTGATAAAATACAATCCGTCCAAAAAATTGAATAGTAGAATCAAGTCTTTTTCTGTCTCTTTTAATTTATTGCAAGTTATTAATGTTGTTGGATATGAATTCATTTTATTTCTCCTTGATTTTAACTCGTAAAAGGATGTAGATGATATAAAATCATATTTTGAATATTGGTCGGTGCAATGAATTATATCTTCATCAAAGTATTCCTGAATGATCGGATAGACTTTTTTTTCTTGTAGTTTGCCCCAATTATAACAACCTGCTATATGTCTTGACATTCTCTCTTACATATAGGTTATACAAAAATATTTACAAAAAAACGCAATAAAAAAATTTCCTTAATATAAATGGACTATATGCTTTCGGGAGATGATATTAAGAGTATATTGAATGTAGAAATTGTCAGGTTTAGCGAGTTAAAAAATTACAGTTCCTTAGAAGAATTATTACGCAAAAACTCGGGAATAGTCATTTTCTGGGAAACAGAAGATTACAATAAAGGTCACTGGACTGCACTAATGAGATATGATGACTATTACGAATACTTTGACAGTTACGGATTATTGGAAAGCCAAGATTTTGCACTTGTTCCTAAACATATGAAAAAAGAACTTAAAGAGCGAGATTACCTTAAAGCGTTATTGCGAGGAGAAAATGTTATTCAAAATACATTTGACTACCAGAAATGGAAAGATGGTCACAATACGTGTGGGAGATATGTAGTTTTGAGATTGTATCTTTTTAAATTCGGTTGTGATTTAGAAGATTTTCACAAAATAATGAAATCTAAAATGAAGCAAAATAAGTTCAAATCTTACGATGAACTGGCTGTATATTACACTGAATAGAATATCAAAAGAATAATTTTTGATATTTTAAAATATCTGGATAAGATATAATGGATCACGTAAAGGAAAAACAAGTGAAAGATACTACAAAACAAATGTATTTGAAGAATATGACACGTCTAAATGATGGCGAAGAAGTAAAAGATTTAGGATTCTTAAAAGATACAAAGAAAATAGAATCTAAATTGAGTAAATACAAACCGAATTCTAAGAGAACATATCTCATATCCATTGTTTCTGTCTTGAAAGATGTCAAAGGGTTTGCCGAAATATACAAACACTACTACGACGAGATGATGAAACTGAATACTGAACTAAAAGTAAATAATACTAAAAGTGATACGCAAAAAGAGAATTGGTTAAGTCAAGATGAAGTGAGACAAAGATTTGCAGAAATGTTTAATGATGTAAAACCATTATTTACATTAAAAAAATTGAATGAGGAACAATATAAAAAGTTTCTGAATCTTGTAGTTCTGTCGCTATATGTTTTACAACCTGTAAGAAGAAATAAAGATTATCAGTTGATGAGAGTTGTTCCTAATACAAAAAAAATAACATCTATTCCTGACTACAAAGATTTCAATTATCTTGATTTATCTACACAAAAATTTCTATTCTACAATTTTAAGACGAGTGGAACTTACCATTTACAAGAAATAGTTGTCTCACCAGAACTTTACCATATACTATCAACTTTTTTAAAGTTTCATCCGAATAAAAAGTCAAGAGATCATATGCTGTTAGTTGATTTTGAAGGAAAACCTTTTATACAAATCAATTCTATCACGAGGATACTGAATAAGATTTTTGGTAAAAATGTGGGAGTAAGTCTATTACGTAATATTTTCTTGACAGACGAATTCGGGGATAATTTCAAAAAGTTGCAGAAAACTGCTACTGCAATGGGAACATCTTCTTCAACAATAGAGAACAACTATATCAAAATAGATTAAGCAATTTGGACTCCGTTCCAGAATAGAGCAGTTCCAGAAGCAGTTAAAGGAATAGTGCCAAAATAAATAGCACCACAAGAAACAGAAGCGGAATTATTACCACCGAATCCAATAGCGTTATATGCGGGAGACTGGATACTACATACATTTCCACCAGTTCCAACACCAAAAGTAGTAGCTTCTACAACACCAGCTTGAACAACACCAGTGTTAGCTCCACCAAATCCGATCGTGTTAAATGCGGGAGACTGGATACTACATACAGTTGCACCAGTTCCAACACTAAAAGTAGTAGCTTCTACGGTGCCAGCCTGAACAATACCAGTGTTAGCTCCGCCAATTTCAATCGTGTTAAATGCGGGAGACTGGATACTACATACATTTGCACCAGTTCCTACGGCTATTGCTGGAACATATATATTATCACTAATAGTCAATCCTGAACTACCAGTTATTAGAGTAGTTGAATTCCCACTAGTGTTTGTTAATGAGAGACCAGCATTGGGTGCAGTGAATACATTTACACTATTACTTGCTGTGTTAATTGATGGAGGAACAGTGGTTGAAGTATTATTATAAAGTGTAACATTTCCAGTTACGAGTTGGAGCGATGAAACGACATCAGGGTTTATAACAGTGCTTTTAGCGACGTAACCTGCACTGTTAGAAGACGTAGAATTATCAACGATCAAAGATGACAGAGTAAGCGATTCATTGTATAAACTCCTATCAGCCATTATATACAATTAAAACAAAATAATTTTTGTTATTTTTTTTTAATTTGCGGTCAAAGTGATTTTTGTTGCTATAAAACCATCAAACTTTGATTGATGATACAGATAATATACAGTCGGATCCGATACTTCTAAAAACATTGAATATTGAATCGTTTCAATGCTTTTAACATACAACCCTCCTTTGGAACAATTGCCTATATTTTCGGATTCTGAAATACCGAATACGTAATCAACTTCTATTTCTGTTGGGGATTGAATTTCCATTGTAATAATAATATTCCATATACCTTCTCCTATAACAAATGGCTTGAATACTGGTGTTCCTGACACTGGATTGTATGATGGGATTTCTGCTCTAAATATTTTTCTTGGAATATTCCTATACATATTATTACAAAAGATAATAAATATCTAAAAATTACTCAAAATTATTGGCTGCATATAAAAAAATTCACCGCAAGATATGGAGGTGACAAATTAACTCCTGTTAGTCCCGAAACGGGGTCATTTCCGTTTGTTATATTTAATCCATTTGGCGAAATTACAATTCCTGTTTGTGCATATTCCGTAGCATATCCTTGTGATAATTGGGGTTGGACGAAATCACTAACTGGGACTCCTAATAATGTCGTTTGATTTGAACCAAGACCAGTAAAATGTTGGTGACCCTCATCTACAATATTGTGGGAATGTGGAGGCAATGTGTTTAATACTGGTGGGACTGGTTGTGGGATATTTACTCCTCCAAAATCACAGAAATAAATAGCATTATTATTTCCTCCTGATGCTCCATTTCCTGTGGCGAAATTACTTGATGGCGGTTCGGGTGGTTGATTAGGCGAACTCGCTCCAATTGGAAACCTTGAAACCATATCTGGAACATTAAAATATGTCCCATTTCCGCCGTAATTTGTTCCTATAATTGCATATAATTGTGGATAATCTGCTGAAAGGTATTGTTGCCCGTTACACAGTAAGTAGTTAGATGGTGCTGTGCTTGTCACGAACATTTTTACTTCTCCTATATTTCTCACTGCGATTGAATACTGATTCCCACTTATTTGGATCGTCGGTTGTCCTGTAAAATTAGTATTTGTAGGAATTGTAGGGACTGACAATGTGCTTGAAGGCATTGTAAGATTAATACTACCGCCAGATGTAGATGTTAATGTTCCTGTGAAGTTGGGATTATTAATAGGCAAATAACCTGAAATTACACTTGCCGCCCAGTTTTTTACATACGCTAAATTGGCAATCAAAGAAAGATTTGTCTGTGTGATCGGCTGGTCTTCTGCTGTGGTGTTGGAGAAGAATTCCTGTGTTTTTACAAGTTGATTGATTCCAGTGTTGTAAGACATATATAATATCAAATATTTTATTTTTGAAAAAAATTAATAAGCAATCCAATAATTTACGGCAAGATATGGCTGAGTGATATTTACTCCTGCTAAGTTACTTACTGGGTCATTTGTGCTTGGTTGTAAGTTAGCGCCTTGTTGTAATAATGAAATCCCAGTAGTATTAGTAGTCGTTAAATCTCCTATTCCAAGATTTGGTTCGGCGTAACAATATTGTTCTGGAAGGTGTGATGTAGGAATAAATGTAGTTGATGAAGGTCTGTAAGCGGTAACTACGTGTGGATGTCCTGCATCATTGTATCCATCTACAATATTGTGATTGTGTTGTGGGACAACTTTCCACACGGGCGTAGTGAGACCTCCTGTAATGGAATATGTGCTGTAACTACCAGTGGCATTATTTCCAGAAGCAAAATTACTTACTGGAACACTTTGAAATCCATTTGCTCCAATTGGGAATCTTGACACAAAATTGGGAGTAGCGAACATACCATTTGAACCACCGTAATTGTAGCCAATTAAAGAAAAAAGTCGGCTATATGTTGTAGTGCTATATAAAGTTCCATTACACGGTAAATAGTGTGGGGGGACGTTGGATGTTGTTGATATTATTATTTCACCTGGTATTATTACATCAATTGGCTTGGATTGTAGTGTCGGCAATCCTGTAAAATTAGTATTTGATGTTATAGTTGGAACTGACAGTGATGAAACCGATATATTTCCGCCTGTTGTAGATGACAAGACTCCTGCAAAGTTTGGATCATTATCTGGAAGCAAATCCATTCCTAGAATATACGATATATATTCTTGCACGAATTTAAGATTGGCTATTAGTGCTAGATTTGTTTCATCTACGCTCTGGTCTTGGGCTGAAATATTAGTTGATAATAATTGATTCCTACATCTCTGGTAAAGTCCCGACACATACGCCATATAATATAGAAAAAGATTAAACTTTCAATTCAAAACTATTTACACCGAATTCAATTTGTTTTAATTTGTCTTCAAAATCATTCTGTAATAGGTTTGTTTTCTCATATAATTTGACATATTCATTATAACAATCATTCAGGAACTGGTCTCCATCAATGGCTCTATTATCTGAGTCTAATGATAATGTTTTGTATATTTCCAGTGCTAATTTGTGGTAAGATTTACTCGCATCTAATTCAGATTCTAATTTGTCCTCTATTTTCAGGTATAGGGAGATACTTGTCATTAATCCAATGATAAAACTCAAACCACAATTAGTAGCAGAAATGTAATTCTGGTCTAAATAATTCGTAAATGCAACCGCAGAAATGGCATTAATACTAGACAAAAAAATAATTGGGAGTTTGAAATAAATAACAATATTTTTTACATTGAAATACAGTTTTTTGTGGTGCTGTTCTAGTGTGAGGCAATTGAGCCTGATATTATCAAGTATATTCTCAATATTTTTAGTCCAGTTTGACGAATTCTGGGACATATACGTTATATTTATAAAATAATTTTTCTTACTTATTGTATATGACCCACGCTGAAAATGTGAAGAGATATCAGGCGAAGAACAAAGAAAAGATGAGACTGAAATCAAGCAGGTATATGCAGAAATTGGTTGCCGATCCTGATAGATATGAGGAATACCTTGAAAAACGAAGGAATTACTATCATTCAGTCGTAAAACCCAAGCGGGAAGCAAATAAAGTGTATGAAAACAAGATTATTAAGGTTTTTGAGTAAGTAAGAGCAAAGGGTGAAGGGTGAAGGGTGAAGACTTGATTTAACCCTGGAATATAAAAAAAGGGATTAAAAATCAAATATTTTACAATTTTTGCAATTTTTCGTTTTCAACTCTTATTTTTTCTTATAAACTTTTTTTAACTCTTCACCTCTCACTCTTTACCCTTCGCTCTTACTTACTCCCATTTTTTTGAAAGTTTAAATTAACAAAACCATTATTGGCCCTTCCTACTATTCCAAGCAATAATTAACCACAAAATATACTAATTTTGCTAGTAAATACAATTCACTCTTACTTACTCCCATTTTTTTGAAAGTTTGAATTAACAAAAACAATATTGGCCCACGTTTTTTTCTTACCATTTGAAGTAATAATATATTACTCACTTATTGTTTTTTCTGCTAGAACAAGAAAATGGGCCAAATGGGCCAAAAGGGATGCCTTATTTAAAACTTTCTATTTTTTGGGGAGTTGTTGAACGACTTTTTCAAATAATTAAACTTTCAAATAAGGCATCCCTTTTGGCCCATTTGGCCCATTTTGTTAATGTAGGTAAATAAATATTAAATTTAAATATATTGCTTATCTTAATAGGTTTGAATATTGAATGGGCCAATATATATTTTATTAATTCAAACATTTGGAGAAAGTGGGAGTAAGTAAGAGCGAACCATTTTTACAGCATTTATTAATTTTCATATTTATTTTTCTGCTTGAAATAGTAGGGAGGGTTAGTATGGGATCGTTAATCCAAACTTTCAAAAAAAACGGGAGTAAGTAAGAGCGAATTTTATTTAGTTTAGAAAAAATATTAAAAAAATATTTTCTAGATATATAACAGGATGAACGAGCCAAATCAACTCAAAACAAAATCAACACAGCTGAAATCTGCTAAAAAATGGAAGGACAATAATCCCGAAAAAGTTAAGGAATATGCAAAAAAATACTATATTCAAAATAAAGAAAAAATGAGAGAGCAATATCAAGCTAAAACTCTTGTAAAGAATATTTTGAAATTAGAAAAATTAACAAAATTAGTAAATAAATAAAATAATAACTTAAAAATATTTTCTTTTGTTATATTAAGAATGGACGGACTGATAAACTTCACTTTTACGAGACTTTACGAAGAGACTGACAAGAAGGGGAAAATCAACAAAAAAATGATTGGTATGCCTAATTGGAACAGTATCACAGACTGCAACCATTCTAAATATATAAAATCTAATCACACAGGACACGCAGTTATTACCGGAAAAATGAGTAATATAACTGTTTTTGATTTTGACGATGAAGAAGTATATCATCAAATAGTTAAGGAGTTTCCAGAACTTACGAAATACAAAACAATCAAGACCAAGAATGGTTTCCACGTATATTGTTTGTATGAAGAAGAGATAATGACGACGACAAATGCTTTTAGTAATTATCCAAAGGTAGATGTTCGCAATGATAGTTCTATTGTTTTTGCACCACCTTGTCAGCGTAAATTATTAGATGGGACAACATTTATTTACAGCGATTTAGGAGGGGAAATTCTCCCTGTTCCAAAAATCTTTAAAGATAATCTAAAACAATATCAAATGAGCCCTCAGAATCTTACACTTACTACACCATTAATTGAGACAGCATTACCTGCAACCCCCACTCCTTTGATCCAAAAACAGATAGAAATTGACTATAAATATATCAAAGAAGCAATTGAAAAAGGATACTTGGATACACTAGCATTTGAATCTTACGATGAGTGGCGTAATGTCGGTTTTGCAATAAAACACTCACTAGGAGATAAAGGTTTAGAATTATTTCACGAATTTAGCAAAAAAAATGGTAAATACGACCAACAATACACGGATCAATTCTGGAATACTATAAAACAGACTGGAAAACCTCTTACAATTGCCTCAATTAAATACTGGGTTAAAAAATATAAAAAAATTGAAAAAGAAACCGAATCAGAGAATACTAAAATTGTCAAATGTGATGATGATGCTTGTAATTTATTTTTTGACGAATTAAAAGACGTGTTAGTTTATAACAAAGGACAATTATTCTACAAAGAAGATAATGTGTGGATATATGAGAATGATAAGATAGAATCATATTTGATTAATTACATTCTCAAATCAGGTGTAAAAAAAACAGTTGAAATGAACGGTGTTGCAGTTCAATCTTATTATTGTGGTAATATTTCAAATGCAAAAAATGTTTATAAAGCATTAATACACAGACTTAAATCATCTCCCCAGATAGATATTTACGACAAGTTTCACACGACAACAAAAAATAGAATATGTTTTAGTGATGGTGTTTTAGATTTTAAGGCAAAAAAGTTCTACACTTGGGATAAAGTAGATTTTGAATATTATACAACACAGATGATACAGCGTAAATTCGCCGACTATTTTGTCAATCCAGATCGTGAGATAATGAAAAAAATAAACGATGAAGTATTTTCAACCCTTTTTGGAGAAGATATTGAAAAAGCGTATCTCTTTCTATCAAGAGGAATCACTTCAAATATCCAGGATAAAAATTGGGCGACTTATCTAGGTAATCGTAATTGTGGAAAAGGTGTATTGTATGACTTGTTAAAAAAATCTTTTGACGAATATGTTTCAACATTTGAATTGAATAATATTCTCTGTCAAAGAAATACTAACACGATAGATGAAGCGAGTAAAAAATTGTATTGGTCTCTGGATTTACAATTTACTAGAATAGCTATTTCACAAGAGACTCCAAAAAGTGATAGTGGTCTTAAATTGAGCGGAAAAATGATGAAAAAATTAGCTAGCGGTGGAGATACATTAGTTGCCAGAAGAAATTACGATAGGGTTGATACACATTTCAATATTGATACAACATTTTTAATAATGGGAAATGACTATTTAGATGTAGATACGAAAGACACAAACGAACATCGTATAGAGTTCAATTCAGTAGTATCATTTAAGTCAAAAGAAGAGATAGAAAAAATGATTGCAGACGGTTTAGATGAACGTGTAATTAGCACTTACAAAATAAAAAATGATGAAATAAAAAATATGTGTAAGACTGAGGAATATTCTAATGCATTAGTAATGCTGTTATTTGAAAAATGGGTGAATAATGCAGTAGTTAATACAAAAGAATTAGAAGATCAAGAAGAAAGTTTGAGACAGAGAATACTAGATAAATACATTATCACAAAGAATATAAAAGATTTCGTATTGATTAATGATATTGCCGAAGAAATGTTTGATACGGGAAAGAAAATTGATAATGAGTTAAAATCACTAGGTATTCAAAAAAAAAAATTAAAGGCAAAAGAACATCGTGATAAATGGGCTTTTATAGGAATTACTAAAAAAGTGGTTGATGAAATTTAAATATATAACTAAAAATAATTTAAATATAGTTATATATTAATAGTATAATGCCTTCTGTAAAGAATACGCAAAAGTATCTAAAATGCTCTATATTTGTAGATGAGATGATAGACAATGGAATCTTTAATAAGCTTGGAGATGAGAAGGTGATTGAATGGGAAGATAAAGACAAGAAATTATTTTGGAGAATTGTTAATTTAACACAGAATGGTGATCCATTTATAGAATATGGTGTGTCTTGTAGGAACAAACCAGTTTGTAAAACAAAAAAAGAATATAGTAAATCAATGATAAGAAAAAGGTGTTGGATATACAGAGAACCATTTGAAACAGATGACAAATACAAGTTCATACACGGAGAATATTGTGTTACAGGAATTGAGACAAAATAATTGAGTAATATGTGGTTCATATTACGCAATTACCGATATTTAATGAAAAAATAATATATACGCATATTATATGACAGAAAGTCAGCGTAAATATTACGAAGAACACAAAAAGCAGAGGCAAGAATATGCCAAAGCCTATTACTTGAAAAAGAAACAAGAAAAAGGGGAAGAAAAACCCAAACGCAAATACCGTTCGTGGAAAGATAATAGTGCTTTGATTAGACAGCACAAAGAAGACCTTAAATCAAGTGGGGTTGAATTCGTGACTCTAACTTTCTAACCATATACTTTTTTCTCTAAAAATGGGGGCAAATTCCTATACCCTCTGTATGACTGTTTTAGCTTTATTTGTTTTTTAAGATTTTCCCTGTCTATCTCATTAACTGTCAAAGGAGTATTCTCGTTGATTCGGACAGTCGGGCGATATACAGGATAATTTTTATTTCCTACATCTTTCCACATTTCTTTATACCATCTTCCTAGTGAATGTTCTTTGTTGTCTTCTAAATATTCTCCGCCCAAACTTTTGTATAATTTTACTATATATCCACTCTTGTATGCAGAGCTTTTTTTGTATATTTTATCTGCTTGTCTTTT